TAACTTGTTTTAAAGGATCTGCTTTTGTAAATTTAGATGCAGTGACTGCTGCAGTTGTAGCACCAGTTCCTGTAGTAATTGGGTTTCTTTCAATAAAATTTTTGTCTTCAATATCATCAACATATTGAACACCTGATGTCATCACATTATCCGCCGAAGCAAATCTATTTGTTTCAAAATCATTTACAGACGCGATTCTTGGAATAAGTCTCATTATTTTTTTTAGTTGATTAGGGGCCATATTTTCTATTTTTTGAAATAGTTTTTTTTCATCAAACTCATTAAAACCTGTTTTTAAAGTGTTAATCATTTGTTTGTAAATAGAACTATTTGGATCAAGAATTTCATTACGTAATTCTGGAATAGTTTTTAAATCTTTTGGAATTACAAAAGAATATTTTTTATTTGTAAAGTTTTCATC